GTTAACGATGGCGTGGTGTAGAGCTTTGGTGTCTCGTGAATATCTGAGGATGGTGTTTCTACTGCAGGCTAATTGCCTTGCTGCCTCTGACTGATTCCCGCGAACTTCTACCAGGATGTCAGGGATAGTTTTGATAGAGGGTGTCATGACCTAACCTCTCGTTAATCGCTTAAGCATTCGGTATTTTTCGGCATATCGAATAGCTCGTATCTTTATTTCAATTTTCCTTTTAAGCCTCTTATGCCTTAGCGTTTCTCTAATGAGAAAACAGAACACGGCAACCAAGTAGATAATTAGGCACACTTCGCTTGTCATGCCACCTCCTGTCTCGCCCTGACCAGTTCGCGCAGCAAAGCCCTGTAACGCTTTCGGATGGCGTCCAGTTCTTCTCTGGTGTATCGGTGAGGGGTGTTGTTGTTTTCGAGAGCCTCAACGCTTTCTGCGCCGATTTTGGCTATGAGATTGATGCGGTACTGTTGTTGGTTTCCTGACAGATGCACATTGCAGTGATGGCACTGAGCATGGATATTGTCTTCGTGATACCTCAGGTGTGATGCCTTGCCTCTTGACCTAAAATGTCCCGCTTCCCACTGTACCGTTGTCCATGTTCCACAGCTGATGCATGGCAAATCCCTGTCTCTCTCGCGGATGTAGTCATTCACTACTCGCTGTGTCAGGTCTTCCCAATGCTTTAACGGCTTAACTTCTGCCTTACGCTCTCGCCACTTTGCACGAGCTTCCTTATCGCGCTTGCGCTGTTCACGCGCAGCAATTTCCGCATCGCGTTGCTTATTGAACGCAATGGCGCACTTGTAGTTGTGGCAGACTTTCTGGAGAGAACTTCGAGGGATGTATTCGGTAGAGCAGATTGGACAGGTCTTTGGCTTAGGCGTTTTGCCGTTAGCCATTTTTTAAGCTCCTACGATAAATATGGTGAGCCCAAGTGCGAAGGTTGTGATCGACTATGTCGCTATAGTCGTCCTTGTATTTTCGCTTCATTGATTTACAGCGAAAGAAGATGACCAATGCAAATAGTGGATAGGCAAACATCATGGCAAACAGCAGTAACGAACCAACTGAAAGCTTAATGATGAAAACTGGAATATAACGAACTTCTGCATCTGGAAACTCTGCAATCTCATCGAGCAAGTTACTTGCTATGTTCGATGTGCACTGCGCCGATGCTGATAAGCAATCAATGAAGTTGAAGTCATATCCTGCCGCTGCCGCCCACGCAGGGTTATCCTGGAAGTGCCTGAAGGTAATTTCTCCATATCTACTGAATATCATCATCTTCCTCCGTCATAAATCCCTTAGGGTCGCGATACGCTATTGCCATCGCCGCACATTCTTCGCAGCAATGAACCTCGCCATCTGAAAGTTCCTTCGTGCAGCCAGCGCACAACGTTCGACGTATGCTCTGCTGCTCGTAGGATTGGGCTTCTGATTGGCTAAGCATGTTTAGCGTCCTGCATCATGAGGAAGACAATCATTGCAGCGCGTAGTGGGTTTCCGTGGTAGAACTCCACGCTCTCATGTCCGTACTGAATAAACTGAGCCTCGCAATCCATTCCTTCAGCACCAAATCTGATGTTTATTTTGTTGTCGACAATAATCGGCCATGCGTCTGCCGCGTTATTGCATGGGTCAAACCTGCCTGGGTCAAAGCTCTTTCCTGATGGTGTTTCATCATGGACGGCAAGAGTTAATGCAAATCCGCCATGAAGCTTTGCCACGCGTTTGTTGATTTCAAAATCTGATAACTGTGAATAGTCCATATCAATGCAACCTCGCTGTTTGCTCTGCCGGCTCAATGGAAATTACCAGGTCTTTATCACCTAATTGCCAAATGACACCCTGCTCTTCTTCGCCCTCTGTCATTGCCTCAACATAAGCCACCAGGTAATTCATCATGATGTTTATGCCATCGACTCCTTCGCTTTCTGCATCTTCCATGAGGTCAGAGAAACGCTCGATGTAATCTTCTTCTGCGCTCATAGCTAACTCCAGATTCGTTGCTGAAACTGACTCCTACCCTTTGGCTCGCTGGCGTATTCTGGCAACAAGGCTCCCACTACCCATAGGCGTGGGTCAGCGCTAAGATGCTTGGTTGTTTGTACGTTTCGGGAGTGGTAGAGAGTGATTAGTTGGTTGGCTTCGTCGGTGGTCATTGGCGGGTGGTAGAAATAGGTTCGCTTCACTCATACCTCCTGTCAGTGAATCTGACATTCTGACCTGTTGCCCAAGCCATCGTGTACTCTATGAGGCTCGCCATACGCCCTACACTCATCTCTGCGCTGCTCTCGCGGATGTTGACGTACTCACCTTCTAACCCGGGTACGACTTCAGCCTCCTGCTTCGTAGCGACCGCATGACCGCTAATCAGCAATACCTTCCACTGCTCAGGCTTGAGTTGCTTTCCGCACCATGTGACCTGACGAGCGATATCACCCAGCATCGCGTGAAAACGCGCGTTCTGGTCTAGGTTTCGCTTGTAGTCAGATATTTTGATGGTGATGGGACGGTCGTTGTCGAGAGGTGATGCGAGGATGGCGTTTATTGCTGACTGCTGCTGCTGCTTACTTCGAAGGAAGATTGTTTGCTTCATCTCCTGCTCTCCGATTCCATGAGGTGATCGCATCATCTCTACCTAATTTTTCTGGTCCTTCTCCCCCACAATCTACACAGACGACAGAATTCACGTCTCGACGGAGATGGATGATTAGAAGGTGTTTTGACCCACAAAACGGGCACGGCTTTAACTCGCTCATACTTACTCCTTCACTTTGATTCCAGCGGCGCGGATGACCTCATCTACCTCGTCACGGTCATACACAGCGATAGATTCGCTTACAAACCATGTTGGCAACTCAATCTCGATAGCTGCGCGGCTGGCCTGCCATGCTTCCCATGCAAGCTCAACTTTGATTTGCATAACCTTCATTGTGTCAGCGGTGCATTTATATTTACTCTGGAACCATTGCTCAAAAGCCTTTCTTGATTCGTCCATATTCCTCTCCATCACCGCTTGAACCAGGTGAAATTAGTAAACTGTGACATGTTTATGCCCATCAGACGCTTAAGCACCCTGTCTCGCGGGCTGCTCTTTGGTTTAGGCCTGCGCTTGTATCGCTCTCTAATCGGAAGGCTCGAAGCTTTCCAGTAGCGATAATGCCGTGCGCCTGATTCTTCCAGATCGGCATTAATCAATTGAGCCAATGTACTCATCATTCCTCTCCATCAGCGTGCTGGGGTGTTAGTAGATGGTTTTTGCATACTCTCTACCATCGTCAGTTATTGACCAGAAGGTGCCCATTATGTCTTTGCATAAACCTTTCTTTTCCAGTGCTCTCATAACTATGGTCGGCGGTTTATCATTCACGACAGATAACATCTTGCTTGGGCAGTATTCGCTTGCTTTCCACAACTCAAGAAGCCAGTCCTTTTGCTTTGCTGTTAAGTTCATGCAGCCCGCACCTCTCTTAATGCCTTGTTGATAAATGCTGTCAGTGGGTTAGCTGCACCAAAGTTAAATACCGGCTTCTTGCTGTATACCCATGCGTTCTTGTGGCACCAGTCACGATGAAGTTCACCGTTTTCATGAAGGTGCTTGAGCATCTTCGTAACCAGGCGCTTGTCGATTCCTGTTGCGGTAGATATCTCGACTGCCATTCCTGTTTCATGCTCATCCAGATAGCGCATGAGAGCTTCTGTGCGCTCATGATGAAGTGACGCTAACCGGTAGTGTTAACGCTGTTACTGATGCGCTCAACCTCAACCAGACCGTCTGCGATAAGGTCACGCAGTAGCAGGTTGATATGTGATTTCTGGCATCCGAGGAGTTTTGCAAATTGTGGTGCTGAGGTGGGAATGTTTGTTTCAAGGTGGTTGAGTATTTTGTCTCGTGTGTTCATACATCGGCTCCTGAATATCTCCGGCCTTTTTGTTGTGGTGGGCCAACTACAGCGCATTTCGCTCTGGCCTCGGTCTGGTCGCATCCAACAAAGTGACCGTTTCGGAATCCCTGATACACAGTTCCAAGGGAGCCAAAGCGGTTTTTCGTCACGATGATTTCTGCGTAGGGTGCGGCCGGGCTGTTTTCGTCATACACAGCCTCGCGATACAGCATGATGATTGAGTCTGCATCCTGTTCGATACTTCCTGAGTCGCGCAGGTCTGCGTTGGTAGGCCGTTTATTTGGTCTCTTCTCGACTTCGCGAGATAGCTGGCTGAGCGAGACAACAGGGGTTTTAAGCTCCTTCGCCATGGCCTTTAGGCTTCCGGAAATGTGAGCAATAGCCAGGTCGTTTCGTTCTGCTTTCGGTTTCTGAATGAGGCCTAGGTAGTCAGCCATGATGAGTGACAGGTGAGGATTCTCCTGCTTCAGGCGTTCTGCGATTGACCTAATTTCCTCAACAGAAAGGCGACATGCATCGACTACCCAAACGTCGAGCCCAGCAAGGCGTTTCATACCTTCCGCGACCCTTCCCCACGCTTCGTCGTTCATGCGCGTTGGGTTTCTCAGTGAGCTAACTGACATCATCCCGGCTCCGGCAATGCTTCGCTCTGCAATCTGCAGTGCACTCATCTCCATAGAGAAAATCAGCACTCCGCGCTTTTGCTCTGAGTTGGGCAGCGTCCTGCTTGCAACGCTTTCTGCCAGCTTCAGTGAGAATTCCGTTTTACCCATACCT